ACTTAGATTTTGCTGATCCACCAAAGAAGAAATCTATGATGGTGTTTACTTTACTTGACATAGCACCAAATACTGTACTTATAAAACCTATTTCATAATCTGAAAGTTCTAAAGTATTTGTTATAAAGCACTTGAACATAAAGTAAGATATAAGGAAATAAGCACAAGTAAAGATAATAGCCAATATCTTTTGTATGAAGCTATCGTCCATAAACATTGTTCTAGCACTATCTCTGTCTTGAACCTCCAAAGCAAACATATCCTTCTCGTGGTCTTGTATAACTTTCTCAAACTCATTTTTAAGTTTTAATCGTTCTTCATCAGTTGTTACTACATCGTCTATAATAGTAGAAGCTTGTCCTACTAAACTTTTAAGAATATTTTTTATCATAATGTAATTATATCAGGTGCGTATCTGTATTGTGTGTCTCCATCTTTATCTTTATAAGCCTCTAAAACTTCTCGTCTGTTTTTAGATTTTTTAAGAGATATGTGAATCCAAGCAAAATCAAACTCATTTATCATTTGGTCAAACTCAACCGCATTATCTATAATCCAGTCGTAAACTTCTTTATTACACATTTGACCATCTTTCCAAAATTGTATATCAAGTGCCTCACCTTTGCTGTGCTGTGACTTATTGCTTCCACCAATAGCACGATTAAGCTCTTTGGAACGATAACCACTACTAATCCTGATAGGACCAAGATGGTTACGAATAGGCTGTAAAAGGTTTGTAATAAGTCTTTGGATATTCTCCAAGTCTTTTTTTGTTGGCTCATTCTCTATTCCAAGTCTTTTAGCTGTGTTACTTCGGGTAATCTCTGATAACACAAAGTTTTTACTTAATCTCATTTCTCTTTAATTTGATTAGCAGCTAACAATAATTCTATCTTGTGTAACTTAGTCGATATATCTGCTAAGATAGTCTTTAATTCGTTATCAGATTGCTCTAAGTGATATACCCTAGAAGAAAGTTTAGTTACTTTAGTTTGTAGGTTAGTCCAAACGCCTACACCAGTTGAGAGTAATACAACTATTGATACTATCAACTCTATTAATCCTATTGTCACTTGCATTACTTTATTTTGTTTTTATGTAAAGGGAGTGAAAGTAGCCTATCGAAAAGGTAGCGAAAAGATACACTACAATCAATCTCCCTTTTTAATTATGATACGCTTACTACTCCTCTATTATTCCAAAGTAATCCAGCTGTTCTAGGTCTTGATGTAGGAAGTCTACTGCAATCTATTTCTGTTGCAATCTCATTACTTTCTATATATCTTCTAAGCTCATCTATATCTTCTTTAAGTAATTGTATTTGATATATAAGAGCTGCTTCTCCTTCAAAAGATGTAAGCTCGATTTGTTTTGAATTATCGTATTTAAGTCTTAATTTATCTAAATCAGCACCTGTTTTATTGTGAATTGTGCCTGACTTTCTTCTTGCTAGTGCCATATTTTATATTTGAGCTATTGTTACTAAACCACCATATACTTCAGATGTGCTAGATTGTTGCAATTCTATTAATAAATAATTTGTACTTGTACTATCAACATCTTGAATATTAAGTACTGTACCTACATTACCTGTTCCTTTAGATGTTGCACTTTTACTATCTACATTTAATAATAGTGCCTTAAATGGTTGAGTGTCATTGCCATAAATTTTTACTTCAGTAGCCTTAAATCCTGGTGGAATTGATACACTAGCATATATTGTTAGAGAGGAAAATGATTCTACCCATCTATCTGTTCCAGATTCATCTATCATTACAGGTCTACCTCCTTGATTAGCTATAAAATCTCTTGGAAGTATTTTAATTGATGTGATGGCAGGTAAAAGTTTACCTGTTATAGATAAGTTTGTAGTTGTTAATGTATCGGTAGTTTTATTATAAGTTAATGCACTATCACCACCAAAACTACCACCATCATTAAATTGAACTTGTGTGTTTGATCCGCCTGGACTTGTGCTACCTCCGCCACCTGTGATTACGTTAGTTAAATCGTATTGAGCTATAGCTAGAATTGATCCTTTTGGATAAGTTACATCAGTAGTAAAAGAAGATACATCTATTGACGTATCTGATGTAGTACTATCTCCACTTTTTGTTAATATTATTGGATGGCTTAAATCGGGTCTTGCAAAAATTAATTTTTGACCATTATATAATTTACACCTAGAATTATTAGCTAAACCTACTTTTGTATCTAAACTTGATATTGCCGCATCTGATACACCTATAGAATTATATTTAAACCAATTTTTAATATTAACATCATTATTTGTAATTCCACTTACTATACTACCTATAATATTTGGAGTTTCTATTGAGGCTTTCCCAAATATATCTTCAGTTTCATTAGGAACAATAATAGGACCTGAATCTACTGAAGTTATAACCTCTGATGATGTAGATATTTTATACCAAGAACCACTTACTGTATCATTTGAAGCCGTTAATGTTCCTTCAAAAAATACATATTTACTACCACTTAATACAACACTTTTAAAAGCACTAAAATCATTTACATAATATTCTCCTTGTAAAATTTCTAAAGGCTTTATTTGTGGTTCTAAATATTGTTCTAAAAGTAAAGTAGTCATATTAAATTGACTACCTGCATTATCTACTTGTAAATAAGTAGGTGTTGTATAATTTGATGATGAATCAAGTCTTTTAATACAATTAATATTAGTATCTTCTGTTCCTGTAAGACCTAAACTTAAAGTTCCTAAATCAACTGTTTTGTAATTTTCTAATCCTGTAGAAGATGAATATTCTATACCATTACCACTTTCATTTGGAGCAGTACTCGTAATAGTTAAATATTGCGTAAAACTATTTCCTACAGATGTGTATAATCCGTAAGTATCACTATGTAAACCAGTAAAGAACTTTGTCTGTAAATTATTTTTTGTTACTGTTAATGCTGTTGGAGTTACATTAGGATTTGATGTGTCAGGGTCATCATAATAATTTATAGTACTTGAAATAAATTGTAATTGAATAGACCCACCTGAAGAAAGAGATGGTAATGTTACAGGATAATTTGCACCAATATAAGCTTCTGTACCTGAACCTGTAAAATAAGGTGCTGTATTTGGTAAATTAGAATTAAAAACGTAAGTATTTGGATATAAAAAGTCATCTGCTATACTTCCAGGTTGATAATTTAAATTTGTAGGTTCATCTATAGGTATATTAATTGTAAAAGTACTATCTGTTCCCGCCCAAGATAAAGTTCCATTTACATCTCCTGTAAGATATAAACTACCAATTTTTAACTTAGCAGTAATAACTCCTCCAATGTGCGTAACACTATTTATTGCCGATAAATAATCAAATTTTTCCCCATAATAAAGATTTAAATTCATTGTTATTACATCGTTAGATGTAGATGCTATCGATCCAATACCAGTAAGTGTTGTGTATATACTTTGTGATGCAAGAATTGTAACCCCATTATTATTTACAGGGAAATTACTCATAGCTTGTCCTGACGAAATACCTGAATTAAATCTAGATAATACTTTCGATATAGGTCTATCGTATCTCCAAGATGAGCCTGATAAAAATTGTCTATTAAAAAATTTTCCTTTTTGTAGTCCAATGTATTCAACAAAAACATCACCAGTTGATGAACTACGAACTCTTAGTTCTGCCCCACCTGAACCAACAGTAAAATTTATTTGACCACTTTCTGATAATAAAGTAGAAGCACTACCTCCTTCAAATTTTTCTATATATGTAGCTAAATCATTTTCTGAATAGCTAAGACAATATTCACCTTCTACCAAATCAATATATAAATAAGATGTAGTTAAGGCAATATTAAATTTATTAGATGTAATTGAAGTACACGATCCATTAGCTTCCCAATTTTGACTGCTATCTGTATAATTAGCAGGTTCTAAAATCCATTGTCCATTTACAAATCCACTATCTTGTGTAGGTGTAACGGATGAATCATTTTGTGCGTTCTGCCTATTATCTACAGTTTCATTAGCAGTACCTATTAAAAAGTCAGGATTTTCAGCTTTTAATTTTTGTAATAATAAATCGTTTTCTGTATAATTGTAAGGTTGTAGGCAATATAACCTACCATCTGCAAGAAAAACTTTTAACCCAAATGATTTAAGCATTTCTTTAAATGCTGTAGATTTTTTAAATTGACCTATACTTGCACCACCACTTTCAAATGCCATAGGGTTTGTGGCAAACATAGAAAGTTTATTATAATTGTCTGCGTAAGAAAATTGTCCAGGTGCAGTCCACCTAAAGTTAGTTCTAATAAGTAATTCATCACTTCCTCTAGGAAACACATCATCATCCCAATTATTAGAAACAATTTTAGCTACTTCTATGTAATAAGTAAGTAAACTACTTAATTTATAATCTTGTGTATCTATAAGTGATTCATCTTTATTATTTATAACTTCACCTATAAAATCATTGGCTTTAATTGTAGTAACATAAGGATAGTATTGGTTTTCTTTAGCATCAAATCCTGCATTTAAGTTACCCCACCAATAAATAACAAAATTTCTACGAATCACTACAAAATGCTCACCATCTTCTCCTACGAGTATACTGTCTATAAAAGTTTCGTCAGCTGCATTACTTACAATAAAAGGAATAGTTACCTCAGATGGCATTGTAATATCTTGTCTATTATCACCACCTTTATAAGATAATTTAAATCCTTCTTTACCTGTATCAAATTCTACATCAGATACAGAACTATTTGATTGACTCCAAATTTCTATATCCCATCTAACACCTTTTTCAGAGTAAAATTTATTTACATAATTTTTATATGCCATTATCCAAGTGCGTTTCTGTGTCTTTTTGCTCTATCAAAAACAATTAATAAATCCTCTCCCGATATTCTTACATCAGGTATAACTGTGCCACCAAAACCTCCATTAGGAATTATAGTTCCTTTTTGTGAAGGTACAAATAATTCTGGTCCTTGTTCCCCAACGAGACTGACTTTGCCTAAAGGAGGCTGACCTCCGTTGGCGAATGATCCTCCCATCATACCAAGCATTGTTTGTTTAAATCCTGATAATCCTTGACCTCCAAATGCACCTCCCGCAGGAGCAACTCCTAAAGCACTAAATATTGCTGTCATTATAAGTGCTTGAATAACCATCTTAGCCATAGCTTTAAGTAAACCAGCAAATAAGTTGCCTAAGTTTTGTAAACTTAACTCTCCTGATACTGCCATTTGAGCAAACGCATCAGAAAAAGCAAACCCTACATCTAAAGCAAATCCAGTTAGTGTATCTTTTACAGCTTGAGTCTTAGCATCAAAATTGTCAACCATTTGTTGCATAGCATCTGTAGTGTTAATCAAAGTTCCTTCAACTACATTTGATATAGCTGTTGGTGCTATCGCTGCTAGACCAGGCATACCACCGAATTGCATCCCTTCTTTATTTATAGCTCCACTATCTAAGTCTTTTTGCCTTTGAAAAGCTTCTTGTCTGTCTAACTCTTTGTTAAGTGCTGCTTGAGCTGCTGCTGCTTTTTCTAACTCTTTATGAAGAGCAAAAGTTTCAAGCATAAAGTTGTGTTGGTCTTTTACCCTATCTTTTAATCTTGCTTCATCACCTAATGTATCTGCAAATGATGCGATAGATGCGAATATCGCTGAACCTGCAATAACTTCAATACCTAGGGCAGCAAATGCTGCTCCTACAGCAGTAACTGCCGCTGATACTACTGCCAATCCTGTTGTTAATAATGGTATAAGTGCTACCATAGCACCTAGAGCTATTAAAACTGGTCCTATTAATAAAGCAAAACCACCTACTGATACAATTAATTTTTGAGTTTCTCTATCTAATTTTCCAAACTCACCAAATAAATCAGTAACAGTTTCTATCATAGGCATTAACATTTCAGATAACACTTCACCTAACTCTAACCTAAAACCTTCAAATGCACTCTCTAACTTTTTAACTTTAGCAAAAGTGGTTTGACCCATAAGGTCAGCCATTTCTTTTAACTTAGTAGTGTTAGTCTCATAAGCACTTGATAACTCATTTACTTTTTCTAAATTATCTGTTAATACAAGTAATTGGTTGGCTGCCGTAGTACCAACTAATTCTTGCGCTCTATTAAGATCCATTTCGCCTTCAGCAGCTTCCTCTAGTACACTAGAAAACGTTGTACCAGTCTCATTTAACTTCATAAATATTTTACGAAGCCCTGTACCTGCTTTAGAAGCCTTAATACCATTATCCATTAAGACACCCATCATCGCAGATAACTCTTCTATGTTAACACCTACTGCGTTAGCTGAAGCCCCTGCGTGACCGAAGGCTGTTGCGAATGTATTTAATTGAATTGATGAATCTGAGGCTGCTGACGCTAATGTGTTTGATATACGAGCAGCATCTTCTGCCTCTAAATTAAAAGCATTTATTGATGCTGATACAACTTCAGATGCTAAAGATAAATCTTCTCCTGTAGCTAAGGCAAGGTCTAGTATAGACTCAGTCATACCTTGTATTGCATCAGGGTTAAATCCTTTACGACCTAAAATTAATTGTAAGTCGGCTACTTGAGATGCTGTAAATTGAGTAGTAGAACCTAATCTCTTAGCTTCTTTTGTGAGCATTTTAAACTCTTCGGTAGTAGCACCAGTTACTGCATTAACCTTCATCATACTATTCTCAAACTGAGAGAATGTATCGAAAGCTTGTTTACCTAAAGCAGTTAAAGGTGCTGTAACACCAAAAGTCAGCATAGAGCCGACACGAGCTGCGTTAGAAGCAAAACCTGCTATTGATTTATTTGCTTTACCAAGACCTGCTTCCAAGCCTTTGATATTAGCAGCTACAATTATCGATATAGTTTTTACTCCACCCATTTTAAACTTTGATTTTTTTAGGTTCTGTTAGTTTGTATCTCTTTAAAACCTCTTCGATTTGCTCTTTACTAGCAACATCTCGTTTAATTTTAACTTTGCTGTCCCAAGGGAAAGGCATTAATTCTTTAGGTTTAAGTCGATGTTTCGAGTGAGGTACTATACAACTGTGTACTATCATTCTAGTTTGTTCCCATCTGTTTTGAGAAAGCTGTTCGTTGTACTTTCTAAAGCCTCTTATTTTGTTGTCTAAGGAACGTGGGGTCAAATCATATAATTCTGAATCACTTAACCCCAACATTCCCAATCCAACTTCTTCTAACTTATCCCAATTTACTTCACCTGTATCTTCATCAATAATATCCTCTCCCTCTTCTACTTTCCCTTTTTCTGAGGTTGGTCTAATTGGAACGCTTCAAAGATTTCATTTATCTTACCGAAATCTTCATTGTCTATCCATTGTTCAATATCTCGAACTTTGTACTTAAACTCTTCTCCGTTCTTCTTAGCACCATATTTTAGACCATAGTAAGCGATAATACCAACGTGGTCTATCTCTGTTCCT